TTTTGTTATTTCGTTATCTTCTACTATTGCGTACATATTATATCCTAACTTTCACTTAAATTTAATGTTCTACCTACTTCTTGCCATACAGCACCATTGTATCTAAATACTAATATGTCTGTCTTACCATCTGCTGAAGTAAATGTTGGTGCAGTTGATGCTGCAAATTCAAATACAGTATTAAAAGCAATAGTGTGTGAACCATTGTAATTAATTTCTAAAGCAATAAACGCACCCTCAACATTGTTAGTTGGTGCAGAAAAAGTTGTGTTTTCTGTTGTTACATGAACTGCGTTTGGTTTAGCACTTGCGTCCCAAGCTACAGCATTTGATGAAGAAGTTAATGCTTGTTGAGTTACATTAGCAGCATTAAAAGTTAATACACCAGAACTACTACCATCAATCCAAGTTGTAGTTGTTGAGCCATCATAACCAGCAATTTTTAATTGTCTATCGCCTGTGTTACTAGACACATCAATATTTGCTCCAATTACTACATTTCCTTTTCCCTCAGTAATAGCATCACCAGCTTTATAACCTACTGCAGTATTGTAATCTCCACTTGTAACTCCTTTTAAAACCTCCATACCAATACCTGTATTTTGAAATCCTGATGTTGTAACTGATTGTAAACCTTGATAACCAACAATAGTATTTTCGGAAGCAGTTGTTATAGATACTCCAGACCTACTACCAATCAATGTATTGTCTGAACCGCTGGTTAAGCTAGTACCTGCTCCAAATCCAGCAGCTGTATTATCATCACCAGAAGTTAAAGCATCTAATGTAGCGACACCAACTCCTAAGTTTTGTGATGCGCCACTTAAAGTACCATGTGTTGAATGTCCAACTAATAAACTATCTGTAAAATTAGTTCCCTCAATTTTACCAGGCATTAGTTCTCCAGTAATATTAGGTAAAGTATGAATTGCACTACTTCCTACAGAATGTGGTTGTGGTACTATTTGTTGACCATGTGAATTGTTTTCACAATTAAGCTGAATTGTACCAGGATTTGTATTACCTCTAATAGTTACATGACCAGTGCCTTTAGCTAATAAATCTAAATCAATATTATCATCTCCACCAGTTGATGATAAAGTAGGATTACCACCAGTTGCAGCATTAGCTACTGTAAATTCATTTACTGCTGAACTTGTAGCTGTTACTTTTGCTAATTCGTTACCATTGGTATCTAAAATAGAAGTACCAATTTTAGGAGTTGTTAAAGTTTTGTTTGTTAAAGTTTGTGTACCAGAAAGTGTAGCAACAGTTGAATCAATTGCTATTGTTCCAGAAGATGTAATTGTACCCCCATCAATTCCAGTACCAGTTGCTATTGAAGTTACTGTTCCAACATTTTGTGGAGTAATTGTAGTATAAGTTATATTTGTTGATCCCAATGATCCACTACTGTCTGTCGTACATAAAAATATTTTATTATCATTTGCAGTACCTTGATTAACTACAACCATACCACCAGATAATTCTGCAATACTATCATGTTCAGGATCTCTTGATGATGCACCAGAACTTACTGCAAGGTATAAACCATTTTCAGTAGCTGTACTTTGATCTTTAACTAAAACTCTATCTCCAGCAACTAAGGTTACACCATCAATAGCATCACCAGCTTCTAAACCATTTGTTAAATTTACATTAGCTGTAGTTGCACATTCTGCAATAACTCTAGTTCTTAATCCAGCCACTAAGTCATCTACATAAGATTTAGTTGCTGCATCTGAATTAGAAGATGGAGAACCTAATCCTGTTACAGCTCCACCAGATATTGAAACATTGTTAGCAGCTTGAGTTGCAATTGAACCAAGTCCTAAAGAAGTTCTAGCAGTAGCTCCATTTTCAGCTACCCAAGTTGATCCATTACCAACAATTAAATTACCATCTGTTTTTGCTAAATCACCAATCGCTGTTAAATTAGCATTAGACGCACCTTTAGCATCTAGTTGTGTTTGAATACTTGAACTTACTCCATCTAAATATCCTACTTCAGTTGATGTAACAGCACTAACAGATACATCTCCATTACCATCAGATACTAAAGCTCTTGCAGTAGTAAGATTTTCCATTTTAGAAAAGTTTATTGCTGCTGAAGAATTTATATCTGCATTAACAATTGAGTCATCTACAATTTTAGATGAATTAACTGAATCACTTGCAAGTTTAGCAAGAGTAATTTGTGAGTCTGCAACATGAGCTGTGTCTATTGAACCATCTACATAATGCTCTGAGTTTATACTGTCATCTGCAATTTTAGTTCCATTAACAGAGTCTGATGCTAGTTTAGCTTGAGTAACATTACCATCTGTAATTTTAACTGTTGTAATTGCATTTGATGCTAAGTCATCTGCAACTATTGTACTGTTAGCAATTTTAGCTGAAGTTATAGCACTATCTGCAATATTAGTTGTTCCTATAATTTCTGTAGGAATAGATGAATTAGTTTTTGAAAGTGCTGATATATAAACATTAGAAATTGTTTCACTAGCTAGTGAGCCACTATCCCATGTAACATTAACTGTAGTGTTTGTTGAAAAAGATGATGAACTAATTGTTCCAAAAATTGTACCAGGTGTTGCTGCTGTTAATTTAATTCTTCTTCCAGCATGATAAACAGAAGTTACATCTGCACCATTAATTGTAAAAGAACTTGAAGATGCGTAAGCTGCTGTGTAAGCACCTGAGCCATCACCATATTCAATCCATTGACTATCATTAAACCAATCTCTAGTATTTTTCATTAATGCTCTAATAGCATTGTTAAGATTACTAGGTAACATACCCTCATTAACATCAATAGTGTTAAGTGATGTGTTACTTGCTTGAGTTGTTGAATAGTCTTTAATGTTTGTTGTCATGTTGCTCCTAATTCATAAACCAACTAAAAGCCTTATCGCTTTCAGTATTGTTTTTGTTAATTAATGTATTTACTGCTTCTTCTACTTGTCTTTGAAAAAATTCCTGTGTTTCAATCGAATATCTAATATTATCTATATCTATTTTATCTGACATTATCTTGATCCACCTTGACTAGCTGTTAAATCAATTCCTTGTGCATTATTCCAAATACTTTCTGCTGGTATTTTTACATTTGCTCTAAAATATCTACCACTTTGTCTTACTGGTGCAATTCCTGTATCATTTATAGTACTTGAACTAGATGAAGTAACTGCGTCTGATAATTTATCTCTAGTTTTTATAATTACATTTGAACTTGCATCAATAATTGGTCTAACACCAGTTACATTTGCTCTAAGACCTGGAAACAATTCTGTTTCTTTAGTTTCAAGTTCTGCTTCTAAAGTAGTACCAGAAAAAATAGCTGCTTTAAAATTTTCATCAACAGCACCTAAATATAATTGTCCTGTTGTCCAGTATGGAGTATCTAATGAAATATTAATTTCATCTAAGTTTTCAGATATAATATCCATTAACTCAACTGTGTTTGCTACTACGAATTGTTTAAAGATTTGTGATGCTTTAACTTTAGCAACTGACCACTTTTGAGTTACATAATTATAAATTAATAATTTATCACAAATACCAGTTGTGTTAGCATTGTCTTTACTTGGATATAACCAAATAGCTAAAGTATTAAATGGATCTACAGCAGCAGTAATTCTATCTGAATATGCTTTGTTTAAATCGCCATCAAAAAATCTATTTACTTTTTCAGCTCCTATCGGTAAAATTTGGTCGCCATTGATTTGAAAAAATCCATCTGATGCGTAAAAGAAAACTTGTCTATTGTCTTGGCAAACTGTTTGTCCATAAACAGCACCTCTATTAGGTGATAAAACTGAAAATCTAAATATTACATTCCCACCCACAAAGTCCATACGAATAATTTGATCTTCTCTAAATACATAGCCAACCTCACCAGAAGTTATAGCCACAACCTGACCACCTGAGCCAGGCAAGTCTTGAGTATCTGATGAACTAACACCAGCTTCCCAAGTTGCTATGTCATTTATTCCTGACCAAGCTACTCTATTTTTAGCACCTACAATATTTCCTGTTACTAAGAAATCCCTGACAACACCTGAAGTTTTAAAAGTTGGTGGAGTTCCACTTGATGCAATAGTTGATAAATTATTAAAAACTGTTGAAGTACCCATTAAATAATATTGTGGTACATCAACTCCATTACTAGCAATTACATATTGTCCAAATTGTGTAAAGGTAACATAATCTGTATCTGATCCAGTTAAAGGTGTTCCACCATAAAAATCTGTAGTTGTTAATCTTGTAGTGTCAGATGAAACATTGGTTAAATTTTCATTACCAATAGTTGCTCTGGTAACAGTAACAACTGCATTTGAAACTGTTGCTGTAAAATCAGCATGACCATTAATAGTATTTTTTAAATTTGTAGCAGTTGTATCGTTATTTGTTTGTACTTGAAATTCGTTAGTAGATGGTGAGCCAGTAGCTGATGTAAATACAACAGTTGAGCCATCATTTTTTTTTAAGGTAATAGTTTTTGAAGCACCTATATTTGCATAATCAGAAACTGTGATTGTGCATGATGCTTTAGCTGTTGCTAATAAAACATTTCTTGCACCAATCTCACTAAAAGTACCAGATGTTAATTTATAAATAGTTTCTTTTGTTGCAACAAAGGTAAATACTGTATTTGTATTATCTCTAAAACTACCAGCACCTTTTGCATTTTTTGTTACATTAGATGTACCACTATAAGCAACTAAACCTTTTACTGGTTTATAACTTGATTGTGCATGATAAACATTGGTTGCAACAGTAGCACCAGGATTTAAATGATCTGGTTGATCTGGAAGCCATTCGCCAAAAGGTAATTGCATAATTTAATATCTTGTTGATTTGTAATTATTTGAGAAAGCACCTCTTACAGTATCTTCACCTCTTTGTACTAAAGGTGATCCACTAAATTGATCTTCTCTGTCGTTTTGTTCTAATCTTTCCATAGCTGTGCCATACATTTGTTGCCATGTTTGAACTTGTTGTGGATTGATACCACCTAAAAAATTAGCAGCATGAAACAATGAGCCATATAAATATATAGCTGGGTGACTTGCTAAAATATAATTTGTTGCAACTGATGATGATAGAGCATCAAAAGTTTTATAATAATTTAAATAACCAGTATATTCAGCATCTGGTTTTGGAGAAAATCTAAAAGTATCTCCTAATATTGTATAGACAGATGGCAAACCAGTATTTGATGTGCCTTGCATTTGATCCATTTGTGATGGTGTTGCATATCTCAATGGACATTTTGTAGATCCACTTAAAATATAAAAATCTCTTACTTGTAAAAATCCTGTTGGCAGAGCTTCTGTTTCAGCATTAATAGTAATAGTCGTTTGAGCTACCATACTTCTAACTCTTAATTTTGAGTTAAAATC